ATTCCGCGCTTCTTCGTAGCTCTTGAACACTGCTTGTAGATACTTCGGAAGGCTTCCCTGCTTGCGTTTGATTTTGTAACTCATCTTTAATCCTTTCAACGTATAAGACTGCATCCATTAGTTCTTCTTGTAGGTGCTGAAACCACCCAAGTAAATCAATGTCATTGCGCTCTAATGTAACACCATACTTCTCTACTCCTTTCTTAGACCTTATGGCAAACTGGTTAATAACATTGTCAACTATTCTATCCTTCATTGTCAACCTCAAAAAACACTAAAATCTATTTTTAAGGATATAGGCTCATCTAGCTCTGCTAAGTGTTCTAGTACTTGGTCAAAGCGCTTGTAATTACAGCCTAACTCAACCCCTTCAACTAAATGAATAACAATGTACTCTACTGTGTCCGTGTCATCATACACTTTCTTCGATACTGTAACCTCTAGTATGCTCATGATTGAAAGTCCTCTAAAGTATCTCGTTTACGCTGCAACACCGGAACCTTCTTAGCCTTTTCTTCTTGCTCTACAGCACGGTTAATGAGCGAAATAAACCCCTCACGCATCAACACCATCTTCTCTGCTTCAGTGGCTTCTATGGTCACTAAAGCACTCCCATCTTCGTATTCCTCTAGCACCTTCACTTCCATTTCAACTCTCCTTTTCTTTATAGCACTTACCTAGCACTGCAAAATCTTCTAAGCGTATATTGTACATAAACGACTGCACTTCAACTTTTAGCTGCCCCGTTGAAAGCACCTCCACTAACTTAACCGGTATTTGTTTTAACCCGTAAGGAAGTTCTTTTGTTGTGTCTTTTGGTGCTATAAGGTATGTCGTATCCCTATCTAACTCCATTTCAACTCTCCTTTTTAATCTCGCCAGTCAAAAAACAATGCTTCTAATTTTTGTTTTTTGCTTCTTTGTTCTTGCTTTTTTACACTTTCTCGTATTTCTCGGTTGTAGTCAATAACGTCTATTACCTCGTACTCGTCAACTAGTAACCAACAAATGTTCTTTATAGTGTCCCCTGAAAAAATAACAGCTCTAACTGCTTTTTTTTCTGGAGATGCCGCATATACTTCAACTTCTAATAAATAATTTGGAAGGTGTGGGTTTTTTCGTTTTATTAAGTAACAATAATCTTTTTCACACTCCGCTAAACTTATTGCCATTTCAACTCTCCTGTCATCCCCACTACGCTGTAATCAGTGACTACTCCTTCAAAGAAGTTCTTAAAGGAAGCCCCGTTTACGACCCAATCAAGCCAATCTATAGGGTTTTCTTTCACTTTGAAGTTACCCTTTAAGCCTAGCTGTATCAAACGCCTATCAGCTAAGTATCTAATATACTGCTTTACTTCCTCTTTTGTCAAGCCCTCAATAGCAACAGCGTTGTAACAAAGGTCTATCACCTTATCTTCCAATGCTACAGCTTGCCTAAATGTCTCATAAATGCTACGCTTAAACTCATCGTTTACAATGCGTGGGTGTTCATCGCATAAGGTTCTAAACAGCTTCACCATTCCTTCTACGTGTGCTGTCTCATCTCTTATCGACCACTCAACAATTTCACACATTCCCTTCATCTTACCGAAGCGCTGGTAGTTTAACAGCATAACAAAGGCGCTAAACAAACTCATGCCTTCGTTACAGGCTGAACGTGCCACTGCTTGCGCTAGACCACTCATTGAATGGGTGTCTGCTTGGCTCATGAACTCAATCTTATCAGCCATTTCCTCATATTCTAGGAAGCTAAAGTATTCCTCTTCAGGTAAGCCTAGAGTGTCATTCAACAAGGCATAAGCCCTCTGGTGAACAAACTCTCTATTGGCAAAAGAAGTGAGCATAGCCCTTATTTCATTGTTCTTAAAGCGTGGCAAGAAATGGTCAATGTAATTAGACCCTACAGCCACATCGCTTTGTGTGAACAAGCGTAAGATGCTAGTTATATGCTTCTTCTCATCAGGTGTAATGCCCCCTGTTTTCCATTGTGTAACATCCTCATTCAGCCTAGCTTCCGCTTCGTGCCAATGAATCTTCTCATGCTCTACCGCAGCCATGACAGCCCACGGATACTTAAAAGGCTTATATGTCTTACTTTGTTCTAATACACTCATTCACTTCCCCGCTTAAAATAGAATTTACTTTATGACCAAAGAAAATAGTCGTCAAACCTAAGAAAACAACAATAATTGTGAGACCTAAAGCAAACAGCGTTCTTATAATTGCGTCAATCATTTGATTTCTCCTTCGCCGTCTTCCAGTAAGCGTCGCTTAGTTCTTCTTTGTTAAAAACAGATTTAACTGTTTTGGTCATCAAGTCTGTTGTTAAAAACGGATTACATTTATGGTACATTAGTTCACCAATAGCGCTATTGAACCTTTCTGTATCGCTTAGTTCTTTGTTAGATGCACAATGCATTAAGGCGGCACGTTCTCGCTGAATTTCCAGCAAGCGCTCCAAGTGATTCTCCCACCTCCACGCCCCCTTATCTGCCGCCTTTGTTCCAGTAAAGTAAATAAAGTGGTCAATAGCTGTTTGTAGTTCAGCGTTTGTCATAAATAGTTTATCGTTCATTTTGCTCATTTAACTTCCTTTTTTGTGTCTCTCCACATAGCGCAAGCAGCTATGTCGCTAATAGCCTCTAAACGTGTATGTATTTGCACCGAAGTGTTTTCATCAACATAAAGCATAGCACCTCTAGCTAATTCATCTATTTCTCTAAGTGCTGTAAGTTTATAAAGTTCAGTTATGCCTATTTTGCCCATTTAGATTCCCTTTAGTTTAACCAATATCGTTACACTTGCACGATAACATATTCAGTGTTACCGTGTAAAATAAATGTTTAATTCTCCATAAAAGCATTAAAACTAACAGGAAACTTCTCTCTTGTCAAGCGTTCTATGTCTTTTGCTACTTCTTGTGTCTCTCTTTGTGTATGCGAATCCAAGCGTAGCTTACACACCCTAGCAAAGAAAGCCAATGAACCTGTCCATATCCAAGTAGTCATTGTGTTTTGTGGTAGAATCATTCTAGCCTGTTCAGGGCATACGCCTGAGTTAATTAAGTCTTTATATAATCCAGTAACTTTCTGTAGCATTAAACGATGCTGGTTTTTAATAGTTGCTGAACCTAAGCCTAAGTCAATTTCGATAACTTCTTCGTCACTAGAACCTTGCTTCTTGTTCTCGGCTCTTTTACGCCACTTGTCTGGTGTGTAAAACTCAGGTTCACTATCTACATAGCGCCTAGACACTTCATTCCACGCTCCCCCTACCTGATGCTTACCTAATTGCCTAGCAACGAATATAGGGGCTTTAATGCGGAATGAGAGGCATGTATGAGCAAAGGGGCTCCAATGGTTATGTTTGGCTAAATAGTTTATAAGTTTAGTGTCTTTCTCAGATAAGCACTTAACCTGTTCACCATCAGCATCTATTTCCCTCAGATACTCCCAATCACTTTCTCTATCAAACGACACTCTAGCTGCATTGACAATGGACAAATCTGTTCCCATGCAGTCAATCAACTCAACAGACATTTTAGCTGTTTTCATCGTAAATACCACACTTCTTCTGTTCCCAAAAAGTCCACTATTTCAAACACATTATCTAATCGTTCGCAAGAATCCCACGCTAATTTATGAGATTCACAGCCTTTATCCCAATACTTATATTCTATTAGTAGGTATCTTCCATTTGGCGAGATTGCTGCAACTTGTATTTGAAATACACTAGAATACTCAGCTTTCTTGTACTGCGCTATCACTGTATGTCCTATTGCTAAATCATCAAACTTCACATTGGCTTTCATGAAAACTCCTTTTCCAAGTATTCAATAGACAACAGCATTTCATCAAACTGTCCCTTCTTAACATCATTCAACACCACTAACCCCCTCCAATGTCTGTTACTCAAGCTGTCCATGTAGTCCTCATCATGCAAGTAATAACTACCTGCGATGATTGAGCATATAGGCGTACCGTCTGCCCTCTTGCCATAGGCTATCTGTTTTCCTTGCTGGTGAAATGCTATGCAACTCATGTGCAGTTTAGACACAATGGCTGATGGGCTAGCGGCGGGTCTTCCCATAGCGCCTACAGGCCAGTAGTGACAAAACCCCACATCCTCTATAAACACTGGTCTTAAAAATTCATGCACTTCCCAATCAGCTTCATAGCCTAAGTCTTGTACGCTTATTGTCCCTTCTAAGATGGGGTTATTAGCGACAGCCCTATTTATGCGATTCTCATGGTTTCCCAACAGCATCACCATACGTGGCTTATATTGCTTTTCCTTGTTCTTCTTTATACGTGCCTGTTCCTCTCTCAAAGGGGCTAAAAGAATCTTCATAGCTTGCTTAGTGACTGCTACGTCATCCTTATAGCGCTTTCCTTCGAAATACTTGCTTCCTGCTTTGTCATGGCTGGAAAGACTTGGCATATCTGCAAAGTCACCCCCATTTACAATAACATCAGGCTTGTATTTAACAATGGCTTTTCCTGCCCATGTTAGATGCTGCAAAGGCACTCCGGGTTTCACTTGGCAATCAGGTATGCAAAGTATTCTCATTTATCCCTCGCAAGCGACACATGCCTCAGAATCTTTCAAGGCATTACGTTCAATCTTAAACGACACTACATCAGCTTTAGCGGTTGATTCTGTACGTAGGTAGTACAAGCCCTTCAAGCCTTCCTTCCAAGCCTTTATATGCGTTCCTACAACATAGTTAATGTCTGAACCCGCTGGAAAGAATAGGTTTACACTTTGACCTTGACAGATATAAGGCTGTCTATGGGCAGCAGCAGTGACAACACCTCGCTGATCAATCTCATACGCTGTCTTATACACTTCCTTTTCATCTTCCGTTAAGAAGTCTAAATGCTGTACGCTACCTTTGTGGTTAATAATATCTTTCCACACCTCATCAGTGTTCATACCTTTAGCTTCCAGCAACTTCTCTAGGTACTTGTTTTTAACCGAGTAAGTTCCTGCTCTAGTGCGAGCAGTGAACGCAGGAGCAAACC